CCCCACCCCGGAGACACCTGATGAAAAAGATCCCACCTCCCCCGCAGCGCACTGATGTCTGCTCCAATTGCCGCCACGCGGAGGCGACCTCAGGCACCAAGCAACGAGTGTTCATTTGCCGTCGCTTCCCGCCCCCACCCCAGATCGTCCCCAACGGGCGGGGCGGAGCACAGGTGGTAAGCCCGTTCCCCGAGATGGGTGCGGATCAGTGGTGTGGGGAATTCACTTCCCTGCGCCCCCTGGCGAGGCTTCAGTGAGCCCGTTGCCATATCTCCTGAGTCCGCATGAGCAGGGCAGCGTGGGCTGGTTCGCCGATCGCGCCGGCCGCGTCACCGGCTCCATGGCGGACGCAGTCACGGCCGAGGGTCGCAAGGGTGGGGAGGCAGTCACCCGCCGCAATTACCGCTACCAACTCGCCTGCGAGCGCCTGACCGGCCGCCCGATCCTGTCCGACTTCACCAACTCCCACATCGAGCGGGGGCGGGCGCTGGAGGGGGAAGCGAGGCAGCGCTACGAGCAGGCGACCAGCGCGCTCGTTCGCCAAGCCGGGTTCGCCTATTGGAGCGAGCTACCCATCGGATGCTCAGTGGATGGCTTCGTGGGGGAGAACGGCTTTGTAGAGATCAAGTGTCCCCTGCCCGCCATCCACATCGACTACTTGGAGGCCAACCGCGTCCCCCCGAACTACATCCGCCAGGTCCTCCACAACATGCTGGTGACGCAGGCCGATTTCTGTGACTTCATCTCCTTCAACAAGGAGCTGCCCGAAGACCTCCAGCTTTTCGTTTACCGGGCGGAGCGCTCAGTGTTGGCCCAGGACCTGCGCACCTACCGCAGCCTGTTGGAGGAGTTCCTTCGAGAGGTGGACGTCCTGACCAAGCACTTGAGTCACCTAGGCCAAACAAGGAAACCGAATGTCGCCACTGCTGGGCACTAAAACACTCCTCTTCGGGGACATCGGCACGGGCAAGACCCGCGCGATCGAGACATTGCTCGCCGCCGGCCTCAAGCCCCTGTGCATCTTCACCGAGCAGGGGTATGGAGTGCTGGGGGAAGCCCTCAAGGAGAAGGTGAGCTGGGTCTACGTGAAGCCCATCAAGGGCTCCCTGGAGGACTTCCGCAAGCAGGTGGAGGCGATCGGGACGAAGGATCAAGCCGAGCTGGGTCGTGAGCGGGACAAAGACCGTTTCGTCAACAGTCCCCTTGACCTAATCGGCAAGACGATGGAGAAGTTTGTTGACCAGAATGGGCGGGACTGGGGTAACATCGACGACTGGGGGACGGGGATCTGCTTCGTGGTGGACTCCATGACGGGCCTGACTGATGCCATCTGGCAGAACACCAGCGGCCGCCGCGCGCTCCTCGACAAACCCGACTACATGATCGCCCAGACGCAGCTCAAAAACCTCCTAGCCATCCTGTGTGGCCTGCGCTGCCACGTACTCGTGATCGCACACGCGGAAAAGGAGATCGACCCGCTCAACGGGGGCATGCGCATCACCCCCGCACTCCCCGGCAAAGCACTCGCTGGGGTCATCGGCCGCAGCTTCGACGAGGTGATTCTCGCGCAGCGCGCCGGCAACAAGTTTGATTGGACGAATGTGGCAGATGGGGCGCTCTCCAAGAAACGCTACCTCTCCTACGCGGCCAACCAATCCCCGGCTTTCGGCCCGCTCATCGAGGCGTGGAAGAAAGCCGGTGGTCTGATTGAAGCAATTTAACCAGGAGTCTATGAGATGACGTTCGACCTTGAAGCATTCAAAGCAGCAGCGCTCCACGACGCAACGCCCGACCAGTACAGTGCCAAGCCGGTGGGGGACTACGGTGCCCAGATCATGGGAGCCGAGATCGCCGGTGGTGGGGAGAACTCCAACGGGCCTTGGGTCCGCTATGAGCTGAACCTCCACTTCGACGACGGCGACCGCAAGCGCATCAGCCTGTTCCCCCGCTTGAACGAGTCCGGTACCGCGCTGCACTCCGATCCTAACAAGAACATCGTGCTGGGGGAGCTGCGCACGGCGATTGGGAAGAACACTCCCGGCAGTAAATTCCAATGGAGTGATCCCGAGGGTCACCATGTGATCGTCACCCTGGGCCACCGTCTGGACAACAACGGTAAGACCCAGGAGCAGATCACCCATTTCCGGAAGGGGTAGCCGATGGATTCCATGATGAAGGAAGTCTTCCGGATGGTGCCTTGGTGGATGCGGATGCTCTATGTTGTAGCCTCTTTGGGCAGCATGGCGTTTGCAGCCTGCGTTGCCTACATCGTTTGGCACTTCGTCCAGAAAGTTTGGTGAACCCATGCCCACCCAGCGCATCTACCACGTCGAGATGTATCGCAATGGGGAGGAGGTGGTGGAGCATTTGGTCGAGGCGGTCTCCAAAGCCGCAGCGGCCCGCCACATCGTCGAAGCTTACGGCACCGTCCACATCGCTAGCCAGCGAGATATCGCGCGGCTGGTGGGACTGGGAGTGCCGGTGGAGACAATGGGAGACAGTGCCCCCATTGCCGGGGAGTAGCCAGCCGAACTCAGGCCCGGTGGGAGCCTGTACCCGAATCCCACCCTTTTCACCAGGAGCCTAGATGACCACCGAAGAACGGGCCGATGCCACTCGCGCGATCGAGGAAATCCTCGCCCACCGAGCCCACCTCGCGCATGATGAGCGCACGTTCGTCCACCTGATGCAGCGGGCGCTGGAGTCGGGCCGCTCCGTCGCCCCCGCAGAGCTGTGCATGCTCGACTCCATTTGGGATCGAGTGGTTAGGGAGCACACTGATGCTCGGTGACCTGATCCTCCTCGCCCTCTACGCCTTCGGCATCACTTGGGTCTACCACTGGCCCATCTGGTGGCGCTCCCACACTCCTCGCCTCGGCCCGGGCCAAGTCTTCAAGGTCCTGCCAAAGCGGTGGTGGCAGAGCAAGGCCCGGTGGGTGCCCGTCTACCACCCCACCCCCATGAAGGCGATGGGGTTCACCCCCGAGGACATCGGCCTGCTGTTGAAGTACAAAATCCGCTGGACCAGTGTCGAGCAGGCCAAGAAGGTGCTTGAGCAAATTCGCCGAACGGAGCCGAGATGATTGAGATGGAGCGTAATTGCGCGTGCGGGCGGGGAGCCCACATCCGCCTCAAGCCAGAGGACTTGGAACAATTTCGCGCAGGATTTATGTGTGTCTGCGGCTCCTCCGTGACCATGCCCGACAAGGATGCCTGCCCCGCCTGCGGCGGCTCGAAGTGGCGCTACGATCTCCAAAAGGGCTGGCTCCGCACCTGCTGCTCCGGCAAGCGCGGTCCCGCCGCCCCCTCCCTCTGCCCCATGTGCAAATCCCGCCCGCACGCCGAAGACTGCGGCCTGTGGTCTCCCTACACCAAGGAACCATCCCCATGAACCTCACCCATCCCGAGTGGATGCGCTACGCGGAGGTCTTCCAGCGCCACCTACGCGCCTACGTCCCCGACCCGATGGACTCCGAATCCATCCAGCAACTCGTGGATCTGCTCTGGCGCCAAGGCCCAGGCAGCTACCAACGCACCATGCGGCGCAGTGACACCCTCGGCGCTGCCACCTCCTCCCTCTCCCTGATCGAATGCATCTATGAGCGAATCGAACGAGCTGCCCGGACAGAATTCCTCATCGCCGAGCACTCCGCCCAGGATGGAGGTGCTGGGGGAGGGACCGATCCCGGCCCGGATTCTAGTGCTGGGGGAGGCGCCTGGAGCGAATGAAGAAGTCCAAGGCCGGCCATTCGTCGGCGCCGCGGGTGCCGAACTCACCAAGCTCCTCCGGGAAGCGGGCATCGCGCGGAAGGACTGCTACATCACCAATGTCCTCAAAACGCGCCCCGCGCAAAACAAGCTCAACACGCTCGTCAGCTTCAAAAAGAAGCTTCCCGCGGGTTGGCAGTGGGTCGCCTCCCTTGGTGGAGGAGCACAACTGGGATTCCACCCCACCGTCGCCGATTCCCTCGATCGCCTTCAAGCCGAACTTGCCCAGGTTCAGCCTGCGCTTATCATCGCCCTCGGAGGTCTGGCTCTTTGGGTGGTCACCGGCCGACTCGGCATCTCCAACTGGCGAGGTTCGCTGTTTGAATCTCCATTTGGATCAATCCTGCCTACCTATCACCCTGCGGCTATACTCCATCAGTGGAGCTGGCGGCCATACGTTGCGCGCGACCTTGCACGTGGGTGTGACGCCTTAGCGAACGGCATCTGCAAGCCGACCTTCAACTTCACCACCAATCCCACTCTGGAACAAGTCCATGTGCAACTCAAAATACTTAGAATGGAGATTGAACAACGACCCCGGCTTCTCTCCATTGACATCGAAACCCGCCGCGGCCAAATTGACTGCATTGGGATTGGCTGGTCCGCAACCGCTGCTCTTTGCATCCCCTTCTGGTCCCGTGCCCGCTCTAACTATTGGACCGAATTGGAGGAACAAGCTATTGTTCGGGCACTTAGGGAACTTCTCACCCACCCCAACGCTCGCATCACCGGACAGAACTTTAGCTATGACATCCAGTACATCTGGCGCCAATGGGGCTTCAAGCCTCGACTGGCCTTCGACACAATGCTTGGTCATCATGTACTGTGGCCGGGAACTGACAAGGATCTCGCTACCCTCTCAAGTCTCTACTGTGAGTATCACTCGTTCTGGAAGCAAGAGTCCAAAGAAGCCGACGAGCGAGAAGACGACTTGGGACGATGGAACTATAACTGTCGAGATTGCGTAGCTACCTGGGAGATCGCGCAGCATTTAACGCGGCTCGTTAAGCAGGAAGGGTTGGAGGACCAATGTGTCTTCCAGCACCAAATGTGGTGGCACACCCTCGACACCATGATCCGGGGAGTGCGGACCGACGCGGCGACCAAGCGGGGACTGGCCGTCGAGCTGCGCGCGGAGATCAAACAGCGCGAGGAGTGGATGGAGAGTATCCTCGGCCATCCCTTGAACATCCGCTCCCCCAAGCAGCTTAAGACCCTCTTCTACGAGGACTTCCGCCTCCCCCAGATCAAAATCCGCACGAAGGAGGGGTCAAAGGTCAGTACCAACGAGGAGGCGCTTCAGCAGCTCGCTGCCCACACTCCCCTTGTCCGCCCGCTGGTGCAGCGCATCCTGGAGATCCGCTCCCTGGGCGTCTTCAAGAGCACCTTCGTGGAGAGCAAGCTCGATCTCGACG